TTATTTGAGATTCTCCAACAGTTTTTCCCCATCAGTAATCTGAGATAATGTTTGGGCAAAAGGAAAAGAACGTCCCAAAATGGATTTAACCTGTTTTGCTTTGATTGGATTCTGACTTAAATCGATAAAATGTTCTAGTTTCTGAAAAAATGTTTTATTATCAATGCCGTAATGATGAGTTTTCTCTATGATTCCTGTTGCTTGACCATATGCAACAATTCCTTGTCCGGAGGCGTATAGGAATACATAGTCTCCTTTTTTAATCCGACAGATTTTTTCTTTGTAGCCATCTTCAAATGCAGCAGCTACTTGGTTTGTCATCATAAAATTATGGTCTTCCAGGTCGTTGGCACTATTAGTATTTAATAAGAAATATCGTGTTGTAGTTGAATTATCAAATTCTTCTTCTTTTTGTTTGTCAATCATTCGTTTGTTCTCCCAGTCTTGAATAATGAATTCTTGAATTAAATCATTGATGATATCTTGGCGGGTTGTTTCCCAAGCATCGGCAAGCTCTTGCAAAATCAAATCATCTTTAATGGATAAACGTAAACTCAACGTAATCTTATTTTGATTTCGTTGGTTGTATATTTCTGTGCGGCGGTCGATAAAGCTATTAGGCATAATTATATCCTTTTGTTTTAGGGTTAAATAAAATATCAGGAGGAGAGGATTCATTCTTGATGTTGAGTATTATATTACATTTCTATTTTTTAATGCAATAAAAATTACTCTTAAATTATTCTTAATTTATTATATTATTATTTTTATTTAGAATAAACTATAATAATGACTTTTATGGGAGGTTCTGGCTGAATCAGGTAATTTATAGCAAAAGGTCGTCTGAAAACCGGAATTCGGGTTTCAGACGACCTTTTGATAGAACGGGCGGTTTATTTGTTTTCTGCTTCTTCAAAACCGACGACTTCCAAACCGAAGCCGGTCAAGCCGGTAAAGGACGAGGGCTGACCCAATACGCGCAGTTTTTTAACATTAAGACCGGCGAGGATTTGCGCGCCGATGCCGTAGCTTTTGCTGTCCCATTTGTAGGCTTGGTTTGCGCCTTTGGGCAGGGTGCGGTCGAGCAGGGTGGCACCGTCTTCGGTGCGGTGTAGGAGGATGACTACGCCGCTTTCGGCTTGTTGGATGCGCTCAAGGGCTTTGGGCAGCGACCATGAATGGCGCGGATTGGCTTGGATGAAGTCCATCACGCTGAAGGGTTCGTGGACGCGGACAAGGGTTTCTTCGTCGGCGGAAGGTGTACCTTTGACGAGGGCGAGGTGGGTTTCGCCGGAGAGTTTGTCGACGTAAACGTGTTGTTGGAACTCACCCCACGGGGTTTGTACGGGTGCATTGCCCATGTCTTCAAGCAGGCTTTCGGTGCGGCTGCGGTATTCGATGAGGTCGGCAATGGTGCCGATTTTGAGGTTGTGTTCTTCGGCGAATTTCATCAGTTCGGGCATACGCGCCATGGTGCCGTCGTCGTTGATGATTTCGCAGATGACGGCGGCGGGAATCAGACCGTTCATTTGTGCCAGATCGACGCCGGCTTCTGTGTGTCCGGCGCGGACGAGTACGCCGCCTTTTTGGGCGCGCAGTGGGAAGATGTGGCCAGGTTGGACGATGTCTTCGGGTTTGGCGGATGGGGAAACGGCAGTTTGAATGGTCAGGGCGCGGTCGGCGGCGGAAATGCCGGTGGTGATGCCGTGTGCGGCTTCGATGGAGACGGTAAAGTTGGTGCCGTATTGTGCGCCGTTTTTCTGGGTCATCATGGGCAGGCCGAGTTTTTCGACCATTTCGCCGTCCATCGGCAGGCAGACCAGGCCGCGCGCGTGTTTAATCATAAAGTTGACGGCTTCGGGGGTGACGAATTGCGCCGCCATCAGCAGGTCGCCTTCGTTTTCGCGGTCTTCGGCATCGGTAATGATGACCATTTTGCCGGCTTTGATGTCTGCTAGGATTTCGGGGATGGTGGAGATGTGGGACATGGTGCATCTTTCTTGATGGTCGGTTTGGGCGGCGGGGTTTACCTGATCCAGCCACATGGCAGGCATGTTCGCCGCCTGTTCGATTTTTCTGGCTTTTTTCTCGCCGAAGGATTTGTTTTTTAAGAGGGCGGAGAGCTCGCCCGTATTGAGGCAGACGGCTTCAGCAAAACGGGTTTGCAAACCGCCGTAGTATTTTTCTATCCACTGCCGCAGGTTGCGGCGGCGCAGGCCGGCTGTGTCGGTCATTGTTTCATCCTTTATAGAAATCGGATGTAGCGGATTGTAATCGCGTATTTACCAAAAAGCAAATCTGTTTTTTCGCTAAACCGAATTATTTGCTTTTTGGTAAACAGATGCCGTCTGAAGCCGGATTCGTGGCTTCAGACGGCATTGCCGCAACCCCGCCGGCGGGGCGGCTGTTTCTTCCCGCACGCTTCTGATTATGGGGGTTCCGGAGGGTTATTCCGAAAAAATTTCTGATAAAAAGCTTTTGATGAATGCTGTCTTCCCGATAAAAACCGGACGGATTGCCTTCGCGCCGAATATCTTTCTGCATTTTTCTTTAAATGAAAAATATTCTCGGTAGATGACGATAATGTTTTTGGAAAAATAAAGCCCTACCAATATAGACCTCAGATAGCCGATATTGTCGAAGACAAATTTTTGCAAACCGCCGTAGATGGGGGAATTTTTGTTTTCGACTAAAAAATCCACACCCCGGTTGAGATGCGTCAGCATATCGCTGAAATTTTTGTATTTGATGTTGTGGCTGATAGAGCCGCCGAGAACGCGGTACTGGTAAAAAGGGTTATCGTAAAAGGCAAAAGTCTTGATAAAACGCGCCAATTGCAAACTGTACGGGAAATCCTCGTGAATGTATCCTTTTGGGAAAAACTGTGGGGGACTGTTAGTTTTTGCACAAGGAACAAATAGAGTAAAAAAACGCTGAAATCTTCTGAAGACGTGGATTTCAGCGTTTTTTTGTATCCGGAAAAGTTACGCCAGCTTTTTCACAAAACCGCGCCGGAATGCGCGGTTTTTTGTTTGAAGTTGACGGGATTGGGAATTTTTTAAAACTATTTTAAGAGGGTTTTAAAATCAGTTTACGGTACGGCCGAACCATTCTACGCGTCCGACGATGGCGATGTCGTCGTCTGTATGGCTTAGGTCTATTTCAAAGGGAGCGTAATGTGGGTTGGCTGATGTTACCAACAGCTTGCCCGGCATACGTTGCACGCGTTTGACGAACAGGTCGTTTCCTATGCGTAGGACGTACAGGCCGTCGCGCGGCTCGGTTTCGGCGTGGTTGATTAGGATGTTGTCGCCGTGGTTCAGGATGCCTTCCATGCTGTCGCCTTTGACGGCGATTACGGAGAGCTTGTCTGTTTGCCGGGTAACGTAGTTTTCTATCCAGTATCTCCGGAAAGCCATGCAGAATAATGGTTTTTCATCATTCACTGCTTGTCCATGCCCTGCTGCCGCTTCTACGCTGTATCGCGGGATAAAGACAAACTCACGCAGATCAACCGGATTGCCCAAGGTATCCACCGCGCCTGTATCTGTATCGGATACGGGGAAGGCTCCGACATTCTCAGGACGAGCACTATCAAGATATGGCAAGCCTTTGCCGGTCAGCAGCCAGTTTAAATCGCAGCCTGTAGATTCTTGCAAGACAAAGGAAAATACAAAGGAAGAGGTTTAGAAGCCTTCCTTTGTATTTTTCATTTCAAAATCAAAATTTAAAAAAAAATTTCTCTATTTAGGCGACTGTTCACTAAGGAAGGAACTTAAAAGCTGAGTTTTCCTTAGTGCTGTTTATTTTTTAGCATAAACATCCATTAGAAAGTCAATCAAGTGATTCAAGGTGCGACTATCCATTTGGCGAGCCAAGTGTAGTAGTACTTCTTCTCTCGGAGAAGAAACAGAATCAATGAAATCTTGGAATTTGGCAGCCTTATTTCCAGTTAGCAGCCAATGCAAATTAATTCCAAAGTGCTTATAAAACTGAACTAAGTAATCGGCATTCGGACTTCTTTCCCCATTCTCATAATTTTGAATACTTGCCCTACTGATGCCAAATAACTCACTCAACTGCTCTCTTGAGTATCCATTATCTGTTCTGATTTTTTTTAGTCGCTCACCCAATAACTTAGAGCTTAATTCAAAAGAATTATCCATAAAAGTTCCTTTTTTTCTTGACAGCTACATTTGTAGCTAATAATATTGCTACAAATGTAGCAAAACAGCTAGTTTTGTAGTAATTATACAGGATTTAAACAAACCAAGAAAGGTAAAAAAATGGGAACTAAAACAGTAAATGAAGTTAGAGAATGGTTAAAAGACAATAATTTAACAGTTGCGCAATGGGCGAGAGAAAACGGACACAACTCCGTAGATGTTACTCGCGTGTTGACGGGGAAATCAAAGTGTCGATACGGTCAGGGGCGCGCTATCGCGATTAAGCTGGGGTTAAGAATTGACGAGTGAGGAAACGAAGATGGGGATAACGATTGGTGAGCTGCTTAAACTTAATATTCAAGGGCTTCCTACAACAGCAAGAGGATTAAGGGAGAGAGCAAAAACCCAGAACTGGCCGTACATCGAAGAAGTTGGCAAAGCGCGTGGAGGCCGTCTGAAAAAATACTTAATCGCTTCCCTCCCTGCCGAAATCCGAGCAGCCATCATGAAACGGCAGTCGGACGAGCTGGCAGAGAAGATGCCGAAAATGTTGCCCCAAGTCAGACCGGGGACGGCGATGTCGGCTCAGGCACTGGCTGAAGCGGCCAAGCTGTTGAACGAGAAACAACGGTCGGTGGCGGATGCGCGATGTGCGGTGGTGGCGGCGGTGTTGGGGATTAAATACGAATACGATTGCTCTGCGAAGGCTGCGGTGGCTCAGTTTTTGGGCTTGCTGGCAGAAGGCAAATTGGACGCGGTCACGCTTGGGAACTTGGAAAAGGCCAATGACCGCAGCCGGTCGGCGAAGGTTGGCGAACGTACTTTAGACGGCTGGATTTCTGCTTATTTGAAAGCGGAAAACGCGACAGAGCGGTTGGTTGCTTTGGCTCCGAAGACGACGAAGGCGGTCAAGCCGATTGAAAGTTACGGATGGTTGCCGATGTTTATGCAGTTTCACAACATCCCTTCAGCTCCGAAACTGGCGCACAGCTACCGCCGGTTTGTGCAGTGGGCGGAAGCGGAAAATATGCCGGTTAACGATGTGCCTAATTTGAGTATGGTGCGGCGCGTTTGGGGCAAGCTGCCGCTGATTATGCAGGAGCGTGGCAGGAAAACGGGGGCGGCTTATAAATCGCTGCTACCTTATGTGAAACGTGATTGGGGGGCTTTGAAGCCGAACGATGTTTGGATCGGCGACGGCCACAGCTTTAAGGCGAAGGTGGCGCATCCGGTACACGGCAGGCCGTTTAAGCCGGAAGTGACGGTGATTATTGATGGTTGTACGCGGTTTGTGGTCGGTTTTTCGGTCTCTCTCGCGGAAAGTTGTGTGGCGGTATCGGACGCTCTGCGTATCGGGGTCAAGCATTTTGGTTTGCCGATTATCTATTACTCGGATAACGGCGGCGGCCAAACCGGCAAGACGATAGACCATGAAATCACGGGTATTACGTCCCGATTGGGTATCCGCCATGAAACGGGTATCGCGGGCAACCCGCAAGGTCGAGGCATCATTGAGCGATGGTGGAAAGACAATCTTATTGAGATGGCGCGGCAGTATGAGACGTTTGCGGGCGCGGGGATGGACAGCAGCACGAAGAATCTGATGTACCGCAAGATGGAAAGTGCTTTTAATGCTTTGGAAAAAGGCAAGGATTTGACGGAGGAACAACAGAAATATTTGAAAAAACTGCCGAGCTGGTCGCGCTTTATCGCGGATGTGGCCAAGTGTATCGACGAATACAACAACCGCCCGCACGGCGAGCTGCCCCGACATCCTGACGGCGGGCATTATACGCCGAAGGCTTATCGGGAAATGAGGCTGGAACAGGACGGTATCGCGCCGGATATGTTGTCGGCGGAAGAGCTGGCGACGATGTTTATGCCGCAAGAGGTGCGAAAAGTACAGCGCGGTTGGCTGGATTTGTTCAATAACTCTTATTTTTCGGTGGAGCTGGCGGAGTATCACAAAGACGAGGTACGGGTCAGCTACGATTTGGACGATGCATCGGCGGTCAATGTGTTTGATATGAACGGCAAGTTTATCACTAAGGCGCAGGCCAACGGCAATACACGCGAGGCTTTCCCGACGGCGCGTATCGACCAACTGGCGGAAAAACGCCGAAAAGGCAAAATCAAGCGGGCGGAAAATGCAATCAAGCTCGCAAATGCGGAAGTCAATCCGGCACTGGAACAGGCGGCAGCTTGGGACGAGCTGGGACATTTGGGCGGAAACGTCATCGAGGCGGAGTATGCGGTATTGCCGAAAACGGGCACGGACGATTTTGTGTTGTTTGAGGCGGATAGATAAAGGAAAACATGATGGACAAACAACAAAATGCAGCGTTTTCGACCGAGCTTGTTGAAAAATTGAAACTCAAGCGAGCTCTTGGGCGGATTCAACGATTTCAAGTAAAGATTCAAGGTGTTCCCGCTGAACGGAATCAGGCTCAAATTTCTAAATCGGGAAACTCTTTCATTTCAGACGGCCTTTAAAGGTTGTTTAAAACTCAAGGATATTAAAAATGAAACAAATTAATCAAGCATTGCAACAAAAACTGGCTGAATTTAAAGCCAAATCAGGTATGAACCAAACCCAACTGGCACGCGGTATCGGTACTTCGCCGGCATCCATCAGTATGTATCTGAACGGCACTTATGCGGAAAAAGGCGGTAATTATGAAACCATCGAGCCGAAAATCGAGGCGTTTTTGGAGATGCAGGACAGTAAGGCGCAACGTGAAGAGCTGGTGTTGGGATTTGTATCGACTAAGACGACACGCCGTATTGCAGAAGTGATGCGCGATGCGCACGAAGGCGGCGAAACGGTGGTGATCTACGGTCAGGCTGGCTTGGGCAAGACGCAGTCGGTCAAAAACTACTGCGAGAAAAACCCTGCGGCTATCTTGATTGAGGCTAATCCGAGCTTTACGGCTTTGGTACTGATGCGCAAGTTGGCGACGGCGGCGAAGGTATCGGCGATGGGTAGCCTGAATGATTTGTTTGAATCGGTATCGGACAGATTGCGTGATTCAGGCCGTCTGATTGTGGTCGATGAAGCGGAAAACCTGCCCTTGCGCGCCCTTGAGATTATCCGCCGACTGCATGATGAAACGGGCTGCGGTTTGGTGTTGAGCGGTATGCCCCGACTGGTAGCCAACCTGCGCGGTAAGCATGGCGAGCTGGTGCAGCTTTATAGCCGAGTGTCGGTTGCGCTGAATTTGGGCGAATTTTTGCCGGATGACGAACTCTTTGAGATTGCGAAAGCGGCTTTGCCTGATGCGGACGAAGAAACGCTCTTGGAACTGGTTAAACATAGCAACGGCAATACGCGCCGGATGAGCAAATTGATGCGCGGCGCGGTACGCACGGCGAACAAGAACGGTATCAAGATGCAGGCCGGTATCGTTAAGAAATACAGCTCCCTGATTATCCGATAAGAAAGGCCGTCTGAAATGAGACACGAATATGCGGTACACGCCGGAGTCTATGAGGACACTTGGCACGATGACGAAACCCATAAACGGCGGAAGATTTGGCGGGCTGATGTGCGCGGCAAGCGCAAAGAAGGCTTTGCATGGTTGCAAATCCGCCGACTGCGGAAACGCTTCGAGAACAAAGAGGAAGCCAAGGAATGGGCGGCTCAAGTGAAGGCGGATTGGGTACGCAATAATTTTTTTGCCTTAAGAAAATATTAAATAATTGATTTATAAGGAAATATAAAAATGTCTTATTTGTTTTGCGAACGAAAAACCAAGTGGATCGGTTTGGCTTTTTGCTTGTTGTTTTGGGCGGTTTTGGCGGGAACGATGCGGGACAGCCGCCCTAAGCCGGCGGTGTCGGCGGCAAAGTTGGAAATGTCGCGCCGCGAGCGTCTGGCGGATTTGGAGGCTCAAGCCCGGGTCGAACAATACGAGGCGATGAGTACGGAAGAAAAAATGAAAGGGATTGTTTATGAGCGATAAGCCGTTGAGCCCTACGGCGAAACAAGAGGCTTTGGAACGTGCGCTTAAGGAAGTCCGCGCGAAATATGGCGATAAGGCGATTGTGAAAGGATGTGTGAAATGAGTTTCGGACGACGTAATACGGATTGGCAGGCTTGGGGACAACACCGCAGGCGTGCGACGGCGCGACCGGCGCAAAAAAGCCGAGAGCGCGAAATCGAGGAATATCAGGCGCGTTTTAAACGGCCTGTTGAGAAGAAGGAGGAGAAAAAATGACGACAATTAAAACGTAAGCCGTTGATGCCGCTCTATATTTTTTTGCCTTATTGAAAATATAAAGTATTGATTTAAAAGGATTTAAGAAATGGATGCAAAAGAAATTGCAGAATGGCTCGAAGACCGTGGCGAGCTGATGGTCATGAAGAAGGACGGCGAAGGCTTTGTAATCGCTGCGCGGTCGCCGGACGGGATGTGGAAGACTGCCGAGGCGGATACTTTGGCGCGGGCGATAACTTTATGGGAGGAAGTGTGATGGCTACCGGAATGATGATTTATCTCTTGATCTGCGGGCTGATTGGTTTGGCACTGGTGGTTTTGGCACTGATGAGCCTGATTGAAAACTGGTTTAAGTGGCGGACTAAAGCGGTTGTTTTGGATGCCTGCGGTATGTTTTTTGGGTTGGTTGTTGTTTTTATAGTGTTTTTAGCAATTATTGGGGTGGTTAAATGAACATCAAATGCCCGAACTGTGGTGCGGTGCATAGTCTGGACAGCTTAATCAATGATGCAGAGGCTTCGGCGGTGTTGAGGGCTGTTTTGGAAATGGATGCGGAATTGGGCAAGGCGGCGATACGGTATGTCGGCTTGTTCCGCCCCGCCAAATCACAGCTTTCTTGGGCGCGTACCGCGAAACTGTTGAACGAGTTGATGCCGATGATTAAGGCGCAGGAGGCGGCGCGTGACGGGGTTTGTTTTCCTGCCCCTACCGAGGCTTGGATTCACGGATTTAATGAAACCGTTAATGCACGCGACCAAGGCCGTCTGAAAACGCCGCTGAAGTCGCACGGATACTTATACGAAATCCTTGCAGGCCGGGTCGGCCAGCCAAGCGCAGGGAATCAAACAGTAAACCAACCAAACCGCCGAGCCGCACTGCCGGCCAACCCCAGCCAAACCCTTACCGCAGCCGCGTCGCTGCAAGGATTGAAGAAATGAAAGAACTGCCTACCCAACTGCATAACGCCATGATCGACGGCCTGACCATGCTTTTGACTCTGCGTCTGAGCGGTTCGCCGGCTGCCGACACTGTGGCCGCCACTGCGCAAACATGGAGCCGTGTATTGGCGCACGGCCGGGAGTGGGATGAGGTGCGCGATGTGAAGCGGTTTCAGACGGCCTTTATGGTATTGGCGAATGAAACCGACCGCTGGCCGTCGCCCAAAGACTTTTTAGACAAGCTGCCGCCACCGCCGAAGCCGTTGAAGCTGGAGCACCACTACCACCCCACGGCGGAGGAAAAAGCAAAGGGAAAATCGGCTTTAAACCGCATACATGGCGTAATTAAAGAGGTGTTAAGAGGCAAGTCACTGATACCGCCTCCGGCTGAAACCGCCACCGAGCAGATTTTGAGACACCGCGCGAAAGTTGAGGCACTTGCCAAGCGCGAACGCGAACAAGGCTTGAGCAAGCCGAAATGTTAAACCCAACCTGAAAGGAAAGAGAAAATGGCTAAAACCAGGATCAAACAACCCGCCATCGAAGCGGCACAAGACAAAGCGGAAGTCACTGCGTTTATCCGCAAAATCGGCGACTTGCAACGCGAAGTCAAACGCCTGGAAACAGAAGCAGGCGATAAAAAAGCGGTCATCGAAGAAGAATATGCCGCCAAAGCCGCGCCGATGTGTGCCGAAATCATGAGCCTGACCGAACGTGTAGCCGCCTACTGCGAAGCGCATAAGGACGAGCTGACGGAAAACGGTAAAACCAAAACCGTGGACTTTACTACCGGCCTGATTAAATGGCGCATCCGTCCGCCATCCGTCAAGGTAACGGGCGTGGCCGCCGTCTTGGCGTGGCTCTCGGAGAAATCCGCCTTTGCCGAGTTTGTCCGTACGAAGAAGGAAATCGACAAAGATGCCATCCTGAATCAAAAAGAGCGTTTTTCAGACGGCCAAGTGCCGGGAATTAAGATTGTGTCGGGGCTTGAGGATTTTGTGATTGAGCCTACGGAGCAGGAGTTGGTCTAAATCACCGGCGGCCTCGGTTGAGGCCGTCTGAAACTATAAACCAACCGCGCGGCACGGTCTGCCGCATTTAAATCTAAATAGGAGTCAAAAAGTGAATAAATCCGAATTAATCCAAGCCATCGCCGATGAAGCGGAATTGAACAAACGCGATGCGGCGGAATTTGTTGATGCGTTTGTCAGCGTGGTAACGCAGACGCTGAAGGACGGCAAAGACGTTACGTTGGTCGGCTTCGGCTCGTTCCACGCCGCCCAATCCGCCGAGCGTAAAGGCCGCAATCCGAAAACGGGCGAACCACTGATCATCGCAGCACGAAAAACGCCTAAATTCCATGCAGGTAAGGCTTTGAAAGACGCGGTGAACCGTTAAAGCCGCTGATGTTTAAAAGGTCGTCTGAAAACAGTTTAAAACCTGTTTCAGACGGCCTTTTTTGTGCCTTCCAATTTCGCAAAAAAACATCAACTTAATACTATACATTGTATTTTATTGGTATAATATTCGCTAATTTATACTATATGTTGTATTGGAGAAATGATGCGCCGGGCATTGATTGCAAAAATTAAAATCGCTCAAAAGGAGCTAGGGCTTGATGACCTAACCTATCGCGCAGTGTTGGAGCGTGTGACGGGCAAGCGGTCGTGTACCGAGTGCAGTATCCCTGAGCTGGAGCGTGTGGTCGAGGATTTGCGCCGGCATGGGTTTGCGCCGAAGAAAACGGCAGGCCGTCGGCCGAACCGCCGCGAGTCTGCCGATCCGATGATGCGCAAAATCGAAGCTCTGCTGCTGGATAACGGCTGGACTTGGAATTATGCGCACGGTACGGCGAAAAAGATGTTTAAGGTTGACCGCGTGGAATGGCTGTCAGAC